GAGCGCACCGCCTGCTTCGTTTTGGGAGCAGCAGAATGGTAGTCGTGACACTGTCGGATGCGGAGGCGGTAACGCGCGGGTCGCGCCCTGCGATTCGCGTGGAGGTGCTGCGCACGGGCGAGTGGCTGCACGAGATGGCGCCTGAAGGGCGGCTCGTCGTCACGGAACGCGACCTTGACGAAATCGTGCGGAACTTCCGCGACGGGGTGTTCGGGTACGAGCTGCCCGTCAACCTGAACCACATGGACGATTCGACCGACGCGGTCGGATGGGTCACGGCGCTGGAGCGTCAGGGCGAGTCGCTGTACGCGACGATTCGACCGACCACCGACGAGATTCTCGACCGCGTGCGGGATGGTCGTCTGCGGTTTGCCAGTGCGGAGCTGGTCGTGCGCGGGCGAGACCCTGAGACGCGCCGCGAGGTCACCGCGCTCCGCGCAGTCGCGCTCACGAACCGACCGTACATCAAGCGCATGGATCCCGCACAGGTGGTCACGCTATCGGAACGCGCTCGAACCGCAACCTATCAGGGAGGCTACAACACGATGAATACGCAAGCAACCGTACCACAAGACGAGATTCGCGATTTGCGAGTGCGTCTGTCGGAGCTTGAGGAGCGGCAGTGGGAAGCCGACAGGGACTTGCTCCTGTCGGAGTACGAGCATACCGTTCCGCCGTCGATACTGCGTCTCGCGCGGTACATCTTCGACTCGCTACGCGGTCGTGCAGTGACGCTGTCGGATGTGCGCTCCGAGATGCCCGAGTCACGGATCGTGCGCCTGAGCGAGAACGCGCCGTCGGACGCGCGAGTCCCCGTCGAGGACTTCGTACTCGCGATACTGGAAGAGGTCGCGCAGATGGTTCCCAATCGCCCGCGCGTGAACTTGTCGGAGCAGCCGCTACGGTACACGCTGCGCACGGGTGAGGAACGCACCACGCGCGAACTTATCGCACGCGCTGAACGCATCGCCGCGAGTGAGAACCTCACCTTCGGCGAGGCCATCAAACGCGCTGCACGCGAGATTTAGGGGGTGACATGAATGCAAGCACATAAGACCCATTTCACGACGACCTTTCGGTACTACGACTTCGATCGCACGCGTCGCGCCGCGATTGCGCGGTACACAGCGGTCATCCTGTGGGACGCGCAACACGGCTCGATTCCTGAACCTGGCATCAACCCCGAAGCGGGACTAATCGTCTCCGCTGGGAACCCGACGCAGCACTGGGCGAATGTTGCGCAGGGCTCCACGCAGCAGTGGGCGCTGGTGCGTCCCATCATCGGCGTCACGCTCCAGTTCGCGCTGGACGGGAAAGAGGTCATGGTCGCACTGGACGGGATTACCCCGCTTATCGTGAACGCGCAGGTAAACGCGGGCGACCTGCTGTTCGCGGCGCTGGCAGCTGGCGACACGACAGCAAGCAACCGCCTGCTGGTGCGCTCGTCATCGCAGACGCCGTTCAGTCGCATCCCCGAACTCCGTCCGATTATCCACCCAGAGTTCGGACGCGACTACAACTTCCTGATTACGCCCGTGCGTGCGCTCGCGAACAACGACCCAGCGTTTAACCGCACGGGTCACAACCAGCAGCAGCGGTTCTTCCCCATCGGCATCGCGCTGCGTTCGACGACCTCCGACGCAGCGACGAACCCGCAGGTCATCCCTGTCCGCCTGCTAACAGGCACCGTGTTCACGCAATAAGGAGGCTAAGAAGATGGCAGTCGCACAAGCGCAACGAGTTCACTACGATGAGGTGCTGACGAATGTCAGCATTAAGTACCGTCCCGAAGGGTACATCGCGGAGCGCATCTTCCCGTCGATGCCCGTGAAGAAGGAAAGCGACCTGTTCTATGTGTACGACCTCTCCGCGTTTCGGTATGTTGATGACACGCGGCAGGACGGCGACACGGCGAAGCAGGCGTCGTTCGGGTGGAAGGCAGACTGGTACATGTGCGAGCAGCACTCGCTGCGCGATATTATCACACCGCGTCAGCGTGAGAATGTGTCGGGGCCCATCGACTTGGAAGTCGACATGACGGAGCATTTGACCGACCTGCTGATGCTCAACCGCGAGATCCGCGCGGCGCGAACCCTGCGCGACCCTGCGAACAACCTGCATGCGTTCACACCGTCGACGCCGTGGGACAACTATACCGTCTCGTCACCGAAGACCGACCTGATTAACGCGAGCAACCTCATCTTCACGGCGACGGGGCGTCGTCCGAATGTGGTCGTAATCCCCTCGACGATTGCACGGCGGATGCTGGCAATCGAGGAGATCAAGGAAGAGCGACGCTATGTGACCGACTTGACGCAGAGCGGGCTCCCACAGAACCTGTGGGGTCTGGAGGTGCTGGAAGCGGCGGCGCTTCAGCTCCCGACAGACCCGTTCGGCTCGCGCAGTCTCGACCCGCAGGAAATCACGCTGACCAGTCGGATGGATGAGATATGGGGACGCGATGTCTGGGTGGGCTATGTCGATAAGCCAGGTCTGCGTCGTCTGACCTACGGGGCGACCTTCGAGGCGCGTCAGCGGAATGTGCGCACCTACATCGATGTCGAACGCGACGGCGGCACATGGATCGAGGTGGACTGGATTTACACGCACAAGGTCATCGCCCGTGCATGCGGGGTGCTAATCCAGAATGTGATGTCGGCAGCATAATCGTAGCGGGTGCGCTCTGATGCGGAGCGCACCCACATCCAAACATCACGGGAGAACTTAGCCATGTCGTGGGTGACGCCAGCGCAAGTGCGGTTCTATGTGCGGAATCTGGAGCCGATAGACGATTCCGTGTTGCAGGCGGCTATCGATGCTGCAGAGTCGTACATCCGTTCGCGCTTGGTGCGGTTGTACCCGCGCATGATGACGACGAAC